TCGGGGGTCGCTTGGTATATATCCCAACCAAGGACTCAGATGTTTATCTTGCTGCCATTGCATCATGGAAGGCTCAAATGGCAGCCGCTTAATAAATAACTAAATAATGGGTTGAAAGAATCGCTGATATTTTTACCTGTATTGATTAACATAAAAATCAATTACTCAATTAGGTAGTAATTGGAATAATGACGTTAATACCAGGCCATTCTATTGGAATCTGAATAACAGTGTCAGTAATCGGAATCGTAATATCAGGGGTCACTTAATATATTTGCATTGTCAGCCGGGTGAGATATCCGGCTGATTTTTAATCCCATTTCTTTCAACCCTGCCACACGGCAAAACAGAAAAATAGGCGGTGCAGACAAGTCAGAAATGATAATACTGCCTTACTTAATTACTAAAGAGGAAATGTCAACCGTATTTACCGGGCATACATCTGATGTATGCTGACTGAAATTCGGAACTGCAATATACCAAAAATGAAACGTTATGACCATCTATTTGAGAAAATTTGTGATATTGAAAATCTGAGAAAAGCACATAAGAACGCAAAGAAAGGAAAAGGGTGGTACAAAGAAGTTCAGGAAATAGATAAAGATCCAGATAAGTATCTGGAGCAGATTCAGGAAATGCTCATCAATCATACTTATAGAACATCTGAGTATGAAGTGTTTTATAAGGATGATGGCAGAAAGAAGAGAAAGATTTATAAGTTGCCTTACTTTCCTGACAGAATTTGTCAGTGGGCTATCTTACAGGTAATTGAACCTTGCATCATCAATAACCTGACTACTGACACATACTCAGCAATACCGGATAGAGGAATACATAAGGCTCTGCATAAAATGCAGGATGCAATGTGGAATCATCCAGAAGAATGTAAGTATTGCTTAAAACTGGATGCAAGACATTACTATCAGTCAATCAACCATGATCTTCTGAAAGAAAAATATTCCAGAATGTTCAATGATTCTGAACTGGTATGGTTACTGACTGAAATTATTGATAGCATACAGACCGCAGACATTGAAGATCTGACGGCAATTTATTTACTGGAAGAAGATGTTGATCCTGAAACTGGAATACCGATAGGCAATTATTTATCACAGTATTCAGGAAATTTTTATTTTTCATCATTTGACCATTGGATAAAGGAACAAAAACACATCAGGTATTACTTTCGGTATATGGACGATATTGTTATTTTTGCAAAGACAAAAGAAGAACTTGTTGAGTTAAGAAAAGAAATTGATGTTTACTTTAGAGATGAACTTAAACTAAACATTAAAGGAAACTGGCAGGTGTTCCCAACATTTGTCAGAGGGGTTGACTTTTTAGGATACCGAACATTTTACAAATACACTTTGTTGAGAAAAACAACCTGTATAGATATGACTAAGAAATTAACTGCATTGCGTGTAAAAGTGGAATCAGGGAATATGATGAACTATTCAGAATGGTGCAGCTTAAACAGCTATAAAGGATGGCTTATATCATGTGATTCCTTCCGGTTGTATCAGAAATACATAGAACCGTTATTACCCTATGCAGATGATTATTATAAATACAACATAAAACCAAAATCTAAGAAAGGACAGAAAGCAGCATGATTGATTATGGAAGACAGAAAAGTACAGTAAAACCAGAGGAAATTGAGATTACAGAGAATATGGTATTTATCGCATCTGGAATCTCAGAAATTACAGAAGAAGGTACAGATAGTCAGCCAGGATTTGCTGGGTATGAGTTTGATCTTGTCGGATATGACAAAGATGAGTATATCAAATTACAAGCAACATCAAATAAATCATTGCAGGAACAGGTGGAAACCACTCAGGAAGCACTTGATTTCCTTTTATTTAATGCTTAATGATAGAAAGGGGTGAGACTTATGGGAGCATATTTTGCATTGCGTCTTGAAAAAGGCAAATTGAATTACAACACAGTAGTTCAGAAATATCCACAGTTCAAGGAAGATATTGATCTGATTCTTCTTGCAGATGGGTATGTCGTAAATGAAGACGGTACAGTCACAGAAGTAAAATAGACCATAGGTACAAAAACAACTGCCATATGACATTTATATAATGTCACAGGCGGTTGTTTTGTGTACAGAAAGGAAGTAATGAAAGAGATTCTACTGGAAACCTATTCTGTTGCACTTCCTATTATTTTAACTGCTCTTATGGGCTACATTGTGTGGCTTTTAAAGAATCAGAAAAAAGATAGGGATGCGAACAGTAAAGGGACCATGCTGTTACTGAAAGTACAATTAATTGAATACCATGACCGTTATATGACAGATGGTGATATTCCATCCTACGCTTATCAAAATTTTTGTGAGATGTATGATGCATATCATGCTCTTGGTGGTAATGGTATGATTACAAAAATGAAACATGAGATTGAAGAATTGCACTTAAAGAAGAAAGAAGGGAATAGTCATGAAAAAAATTAACTGGCTTGTAAGAATTAAGAATAAAGCGTTCTGGGTTGCATTTATCCCGGCGGTACTCCTGTTAATTCAGGTAATTGCATCTGTGTTTGGCATCCAGATTGATCTGGGTGATCTGGGAAATAAATTGTTAGAAGTGGTCAATGCAGTGTTCAGTATACTGGTAATTCTTGGAGTAGTTACAGACCCTACTACTGCTGGAATCACCGATAGTACACAGGCACTTGAATATACAGAACCGAAAAAATAGGGGGTAGGACTGTGGAGATTAAGGGTATTGATGTTTCCAGATGGAATGGAGTTATTGACTGGCCCACCGTAGCAAACTACGGTATGGGCTTCGCTATCCTGCGAATCACAGAAATGGGTGGTGCTATTGATAGTACATTTGAAGCCAATTATAAAGGCTGTACTGCCAATAGTATTCCTGTCGGTGTTTACAAGTATAGTTATGCAGTCAATGTTTCAGAAATTCAATATGAAGCAAAAAAAGTAATTGAAGTCCTGAATGGACGAAAATTGGATTATCCTGTGTTTTTGGATATTGAAGATAAGTGTCAGGAGAATCTGTCAAAATATCTTATGATGCGGATGATTAACGCATTCAGAGAAATCATCATTAAAGCTGGTTATCAGTTTGGCATTTATTGCGGGTACTCCTGGTATCAGTACCAGCTTCCAGAGGATGCGAAAAAGTATGATTGTTGGTTAGCTGCTTATCCGTCACAGGATGATGGAACAATGCAGATCAGATTAAAACCTGCCGCTGGTATTGGCTGGCAGTATTCCAGCAAAGCAACCATTCCGGGAATCTCAGGGAAAGTAGACAGAAATGTCTTTTACAAAGACTATACTGCAACAAAAAATGAGGATAAGGGGGGAACGACAATGGACAAAGCTATTGAAAAAGTTATCCTGATTGCGAAAAACGAAGAGGGCTATTTGGAGAAAAAATCAAACAGTCAGCTTGACAGTAAGACAGCAAACGCAGGATCTGCTAATTTTACGAAATATTGGAGAGATATAGAACCATCCTATCAGGGGCAGCCTTGGTGTGCGGCGTTCGTATCTTGGTGTTTCATGAAAGCCTTTGGTCTGGAAAAAGCTAAAAAATTGCTGAAACACTGGCCTTACGTGTACTGTCCAACACTGGGAAATTTGTTTACCCGGAATGCAAACCCGAAAATCGGTGACATTGTTATCTTTTATCATAACGGTACATTTACCCATACAGGACTTGTTACCGCCGTAATCGGTGATCGTTTCTATACGATTGAAGGTAATACAAGTGGGGCATCCGGTATTATCGCAAATGGTGGCGGTGTATGTGCTAAAAGTTACCTCAATAGTCAGATGCCCGGAACTAAGTTCTGTACACCTGATTATAGTATTGTATCTGATGTAGTCGCACCTGCAAAAGCTGAGAATACATCATCTAATACTACGCAGATAGGAGAGAAATATATGTTTGAACCAAAAACTGTAAAAGCAGGAGATAAAAATACTTCTGTACTTCTGTTGCAGGAAATCCTGAGAGCAAGAGGATTCAAAGGAAAGGATAAGAAAGAACTTGACCTTGACTGGTCCGCAGGAGACAATACCATTTATGCCCTGAAACAGTATCAGAAATCAAGAGGATTAGAAGCTGACGGTATCTGTGGAACTGCGACTTGGAATGATCTGATTGCTATCTAATTCCTTGTTACTAATTTGTTACTAAATGAGCAAGAAACTAGAGGATTTACAAGGACTGAACATTTTATAAAATCCCTAAAAATAAGGGTTTATAGGACGTTGCAAACTGGAAGAATTATGTTATAATGA